TATATTGATGGTAAACCAAGTACAACTATGAATGCTTATATATTTGCAACTGGTAACTCTTGGGACTCAACTACAAATTATGTGTCTAAGATTAATATGAACACAGAGTCTAATGCTGGTGCTGCTACGAGTATGTCATCTAGTAGAAACAGATGTTCTGCAATGGGAAGAGATTTTCTTTATGCATACGTTCATGGTGGTGGAAGCAATAGTAGTAACACAGTAAAATATAATCTATCAACAGAGTCAAGTAATAACTCTACATCACATCCTAATGGATCACAAAACAACCCTTCATGTGGGCAAGGTGCTACAGTAGGATGGATTAGACAGGGTGGTGCACAAGCATATGATTTTGCCACAGAGGTTTATCGTACTTGGACTGACTCACCAGGCACTGACGGTTCTAACAAAACTCTATCAAGTAGAAACGGTTTTTCATACTGGAACACTTGTGGAGGATATAGAACTAGTTGTGACTGGCACTTGAGAGATTCATATAATGGTGGTAGAATGGCAAGTGTTAGTAAGCAAGGCATAACTACTGGTGAAGAATCAATGCACACTGGAAACGAATTTGGATTTATTTGTGGACAGTATGATGGTTCCCAGAATAACAATGGTTATCTCTTTACATATGCAAGTCATACCTTCCAGAGAGATAGTCGTATGGATAGATCTGGAATCAGTGGATCTGCATCTGCAGCGGGTGTTGAATTTGGTTCACTAATGTATGGATACACAGGAATGTAATTATGTCTGAATCAACAGGAATTAATCTAGATACAGAAGTCCTCGCAATATTAGAGGGTACTGAAAAACGCAAGTATTACATTGCTAGACATTGTGCTGAGTTATCTCAACTTGGTATTGGTAATGATCTTGAAATACTATGGAACATGTATGGAGTTACAGTCTTTTCCATAAAAGAAGCATTGGTAAGAGAAGTTCATAGACTAACTAAATCTTACGAAGAAATTACTGAAGATATGGGTAGGTGGGGTGTCAAACACTTTGCTGAAATACGTGCTGTAGTTAAGGTTACTAGTGAAGATCCACTAGCAACTTCTGAACTTTACAAGGTGGAACAGGCAGGTCCTAAAGTTGCTATTGAATTACCACAAGAAAGAATTGATGCAGCAATTGCATTTATGAAAGTGTCTGCAAAATTGATTATTGAAGATGAGTATGATAGAAAATTCTTATCACTTAAAGCAGAAGAATCTAAGTTAGAACAGTTTTTCTGGGATGCTCAACTTGCAGAAGCAAACAATTTATCAGGTGATACACCCATACTAAATAGTATTGCTACCGCTAAAAGCATTGCGGTATCTGACGTTGCAGCATCTGTCATCGCAGGGAACAAAGCATTTAATGATAAATCACTAGCATTGTACGATGCTATGGTTGCACTTAAGCAGAAATTCACAGACTGTGCTACAATAAAAGAACTCAACGTTCTTTGGGAAGATTATCTAGGGGTTCCAATGCCACAACAACAGGCAATAGACCTAGGAAATACCGAAGAGGACGGTTGGACACCACTACCTATAAAATCTGGTTTGCAATTCTAAACTATGGATATATCATCTGATGCCTTGGAATCCTTCGTAGAAGGTAACATGGACTTCGGGATGACACATGAACAAATTAAAAATTTTGTTGTCAACTCCCACGTAACTGACAAAAGAAAACTTCGTCAAGTTTTAATTGAAGTATCTACACGAAATCATGAAAGAAAGAAACTTCGTTTAGATATTGAAAGAAAGCAAGTAAATATAGATGCACTAACAGCAAAGTTAGAAACTGTAGATGACCCTTACGAAAGAAGGTTTATTGAACTCGACATCGAAGAATATAAACTTGACATGGGTAGGTTTAGAATAACCTTACATCAGTCAGATAATGAACTGGAAGCATTTATGGAATGGATTCATAAACACTTTGGTGAAATGGCAGACGTAGAGAAAGCTGCTGAGTATAATGAAGAAGAAGAAAGAAAATATTGGATTGCTCGTATGGGTAAACAGGCAGCAGTTGATGTATATGCTACAGGTAGAATAGGTATTGGTAACCTAGATTCGATAGCAATGATGCGTGAAGATGATCAATATGCTACACTAAATATAGCAATGCAGTACGCTGGTTTATTGAACGCAGGTATTGCAAAAATACAAAACGAGATTAAACCTCAAATAGATAAGATGTTGATAGATGGTTCTGCACCACGTATTCCAACCTTTGATAATGTAGAGGAAAATCTTGATCTTAAATTACTTGAACAACTGAATAGTCATGAACAAAAGAGTCTTCTCTCTCCCGATCAACCCGAAACTGAGTGAAGAGTTTGTAGTTAATACATTCCTCCCTTTTTTAAAAGAGTACAAAGAGTATATACTAGATCTTTATTTTACATGTAGAATCCCTCCGTTTGATCAGGACGCTATGGGAGATACTTTTTTGTCTCCAGATGCATTAATAGAATCGGCATGTTATATTTCAAATCAATCTGATATACCACTATCAGCAACCTTTAATAATATATGGGTTAGACCAGATCAAAAGAATCTAGACTTATGGATAAAGGAGTTTGCTCCTGTCTATAACTCTGGAGTCAGAGTGGTTACTTTACCACATACAACATGGGTATCTACTGGACAAATACAGGCAGCATTTCCAGAGTTGTTTATTAAGAATACTATACTGCGAGAGGTTACAAAACCTAGTGAGATAGTCCAGTTAGCAGAAGCAGGATTTAATTATATAAATCTAGATCGTGATCTCATGAGAGATCGTGATCAACTATTACGTATACAAAAGGCAAAAGATTACTGTGAGTTTCTAGGTAAACCAGTCATGCTTTCTATGCTAGTCAATGAAACATGTTGGGGTGGGTGTCCTATCATGCCAGAGCATTATCAATACAATAGCACTAGAACTCAAGAAGATCCTATATTTTTTGCGAGTCCTATCAGTAGAGTATCATGTTCTACTTGGGATATAGAACATCCAGAAGCAGATCTTAAACAAGCAAACCTACCTCCATGGAGAGACGACTGGCAAGAAATGTTAGATCTTGGTATTGATACTTTTAAACTACATGGTAGAGAAAGTATGATGAGACTGCAAGAGAGTATGGATCTTATCAGGAGGTGGGCAGACAAAGAAGAATATATGTTCCCAGAGTATAAGAAATATGAAAAACAATTAAAGATGAAAGAGTCACCACTTAAGAAGTGGAGAGAGAAAATAAAGACATGTAAATTTGATTGTTGGGATTGTAACTACTGTGAGAAAGTGGTAGAAGCACATATGAAAAAGTCTGAGTTGATAATGCATCCACAAGTAGAAACATGTATAGAAGCATTTAATAACTCAGGTAAATATTTTTCTAATCATAGAACATATGATCCTAATGACCCTAGTGCATACTATAATGTAGAAGGATTGACATCACCTAGAGTTAGACATTTTTTAAATAATCTCTGTTCTCAAGAAGGTGCAGTATATCTTGAGGTGGGTGTATTTGCAGGAGCAACTTTCTGTGCTGCTGTACAAAATAATGATATGGTTGCTGCATACGCAAGTGATGACTGGTCACAACCTAACCTACAACCAGGTCGTGAGGACTTACATATAGCATTGGAGAACGTCTCTGTCGATACCTTTGTTAAGAACTTACAAGAGAATATTACAACAGAGTCATTAGATTTTGATATACAAGTATTGAAGGGGGACTCATCCCAGTTAGGTAAAAAGGATTTTCCTCATGACGTCAATGTAATATTTTATGATGGAGATAACTCAGAAAAAAAGATGAGAGAGTTCTTTCTTAATATGATAGACTTTACTGAGCATGTATTTACCCTTGTAGTAGACGACGCAAACATAGAAGAAAACGTTGCTATCACTAAAAGGTTTATAGATGCAATGGGATTAAAAATATTATATGAAAGAGAATTATTGAATGATCCAGAGGATATAGATATGTGGTGGAACGGTTTGTATGTGGTTGTTCTTTCAAAATGACCTTTTTGATTCCAAATATACAGAAAAAATTTTTCGGCAAATTTTTCCGTATGGGGATTTCGCTAAATAAGATTGTGGATAGTAACTATTAGGTATGTCTCAGATAAATGTAGGTACAGTAAATGCGAGTGTGGGTATAAACCTACCCAATTATACTGTAGCACAAAGACCCTCTCCTTCTACTGCAGGACAACAAATATATGACCCTGATGATGGATTTATATATGTCGCTGATGGATCACAATGGGTAAAAGTAGGTGGCGGTAGAGCAGCAAATGGACTGTCATCAGATACTGCTGCAACAAGTTTAAGTGAAATAGTAAACGCGGGTGCAACAACTGATGGGATATATTGGTTTCAAGATGCATCAGGTGCAACTAAGTATCAAGCATATGCAAAGTTAGCAAGTCCTATTGATGCACAACCTTGGATTCTAGCATTTAATATTAATACAAACTCTGCCAATAGTTCTATTGGTGGCATTCCACATTGGGATAACACTACATTCTGGTTGACTAGAAACGAACAGCAGCAAGCAAATACATCTCCTTGGGGTAGTAACGTAAAGACTAGAGCATTTGATCAGTATCCAGTGTCAGAGATATTGTTTATGTGCCATAAGAGAACAGGTTTCGCAAACAATAGTGCTCAGTTAAATGGTTATGGAATCTATGTTAATAACAACTATTCTGGAAATAGTCTATATCAGATATTTACAGCAGGAAACAACCTTACATTAAGTAGTGGTGGTAGAAAAACATATCAAGATTATTCTCAGTTATTAAACTGGAATAATAATAGACCACAGATTCTTGGTGGTGATATGTTTATCTCAGGATCTATCAATGGTTATGATAACTCATCATACAACTTGATGGTTAATGTTACCAATAACTTTAACTCAAGTAACTATGCTAATGCTAGAGTATCATTCAGTGGTGCAGCGGGTAATGGTAACTATGGATATACAGCTGGTGGTTTAGGTTGCAAACATGGTCACAACAATAACTGGGGTGGTTATGCAGCATACGATAAGATCTCAGCATACTGTTCTGGAACTGAGATATATGGATCTCAATCATCTGGTGTAAACTATCAGAGTGGAATCAATCCTAACTTCTATCCTAACTGTATGGGTAGATATAACGGAACAGTGAATTATAACATGGCGGTTTGGGTACGATGAAAATTGTTGTTACAAAAAACAAGAAGACTATTATCACTGACCCAGATAGACAATACTTTAAATACTGGATCAAGATTATAGATGACAATGGTGATGAGGTTAGAGAGGACGAAGTAGCAATACCTCCTGACAGATATTTGCAACCAGATGAATCAAACTTCAGTGTTACAGGTATTTTAAGACAGACATGGCCAGCAGACGCAGAAGTTTGTGATGTAGATAATTGCACAATAGAAGAAGTTGTGATAGAATAATAACAGTTGACACAAATATGTGATTTCGGAACTGTTTCCGATCTGTATATGGAAGACTCCTGTTACAGGTCACGATAAAATTAAAGAAGTAATAGAGAAGTTTGTAGAGGAAGAATACCCTAAGCAATCCAATACCTTTGCTGACAATGACGTAGAGACTCAAAATGTTTTTACAACATATGGTCAGACTGTAAATCTACCATGGAATGAAATATTTCCATGCTATATGGAGAGTGTTCAAACTATGGGTGCTCAGTATGGTTGTTATGGTGAGGGTATGCATGGACAGGTACAAGTAAACTCAGCGTGGTTAAATGCATATAAGACAGGACAGTCACATGACATTCACGATCATTTGCCTGGTCAGTTCTCAGCAATACATTATATAAAGTATAATTCAGAAGTTCATACACCAACAGTATTTGTTAATCCATATAGACAGGTTGCTAATGCTTCAGCACCACAGTTAAAGTCACCTGACCCTAGACTATCTCCACCCATGTGGGCACAAAGATCATTTTTTCCAGTAGAGGAAGGTGATCTTGTTGTTTTTCCTGCGTTTGTAGAACACATGGTTCTTAAACAAAAGAGTGATGAGTTTAGAATTACATTATCATTTAACTTTAACTTTGTATGAATAGATTGGAATTATTTCCAACAGAAGTTTTCTGGTGGGATTGGGATAGTGAGGTAGATCATTTGATAGAAGCATCTAAAAAGTATGTTTCGGTGGATGAAGTTACTGATCAATCTAATTCAGATTTGCATACAAAACCTGAGTACAGAGCTTTGTTCACATGGATTACAAGGTGTGCTAATGAGATAAAAGACTATTATCAATTCCATTGTGAAGAGTTTAAAATAACTACAGCATGGGTTAATAGAGTAACATCTAAAGACGACATACATTTTCATAGACACCCTATGTCATCATATAGTGGTGTTTTTTATTTGACATCTGGATCTCCACTTTGTTTCAGAGAACCAAATCCTTTACAAGTACACAAATCTACCATACCAATATCTAATGTAAATAAAGAAATGTATATGGTGGAACCAATCAAAGGTAGATTGATTATGTTCCCATGGTGGTTAGAACATGGATCTATTAATGACCTAGATAATGAACGTTGGTCTATTGCCTTTAACACGTTACCATATGGCAAAGTAAATTATAATGATGGTAACAATTTGTCTTCAGTAAATTTAAAATTTTGACTTATCATTTTCTAAGTGGGTTGCCTAGAACTGGTGCTACTCTACTATCGAGCATACTAAACCAGAATCCAGATATACACTCAGGTCCTGAGTCTCCTGTATGTGGGTTGTTAGATAATACCTTTAGATTTCTTGCAAAAAATGAACAGTTGGTATTATATCCCAAGCATACGTTTGAGTCTAAACTAGCAGTATCTACAGCAGACAGTTATTATTTCGACACTGATGCAAAGCATATCATTGACAAATGTAGAGTATGGAGTCACAAGGATAATAGAATTATAGCAAAGTCATTGAATTCAAATCCAAAAATTATTTGTCCAGTCAGAGATATACTTGAGATACTAACCAGTTGGATTACTTTGATAGAGAGTACAGACAAACTCTCTTTTATTGACAGAGGTTTGCAGTTCATGGGTAAAGAAATTAATAATGATAACAGATGTGATTGGTTGATGAAAGAAGATGGTTTGTTAAAATTATCGTATGAGTCTCTGAAGACATCTTATAAAGATTCAGAAGTCATGCTTGTAGAGTATAATGATCTAGTAAATAAACCAGTAGTGACACTGTTTGAAGTATACGATTTTTTAGATATACCAGCATTTAAACATGACTTCAATAATATTGTAAATGATTACCTACCTCATGATGGTATGCTAGGATTAGAAAACCTACATGTAGTCAAGAAAACAATATCTAAAACATCTCAAGACCCTACAGATGTATTGTCAGATTATGTAATTAAAAAATATAGTAACATGGAGTTTTGGAAATGATTAAAAACGTTGATCTTCGAGATGATTTTATAGGAGTCTTTGAGACAGGCATACAGTGTATGCAATTTATAGAGTACCATAAGAAAGCAGAAAAAGAAAATACTCTTATTAGAAGACGAAATGTAGATATGGATTCTGATGCAGGAGCAAGGACTGTAAAAGTAAATGATGATATGACAACCATTGATACATCAATGATTACATTTAACAGACCAGCACCATTGCTTCAAGATTACAATAGTATGACAAAAGCATGTATGGACATATATGTAAGTCACTTCAACGATGTTGCTAACTTTAACTTGCAACAAGCATATATGAATATCCAACGAACAAAACCTGGTCAAGGATATCATGTGTGGCACTATGAAGACGGACAGTATGGTGCAAACCGAAGAATGTTTGCTACCATGCTATACCTAAATGATGTTGAGGAAGGTGGAGAGACAGAGTTTCTGTATCAACATGTCAGGTTCAAACCTAAAAGAGGTACGTTCTTGATATGGCCAGCACACTGGACACACACTCATAGAGGTAATCCTCCTCTATCGGGAGAGAAATATATAGTAACTAGCTGGATTGAAAATCAAGACATTTAGTGCTATACTAAATAATACACTTATCATTCTTAACTATGGATGCTGAAACAATGGTCAAAGAGTTTACTGACCAACTGAAAGAACAGAAAGCAACAATCGTCGAACTGGAAAAACAACTTAGCACTCGTAAAGAGCAAGTGTTGAGATTGGAAGGTGCAGTCGAAGCACTTAATATGACACTTAAGAAACCAGAAGAAACAGATGCCCCTGAAGAAGTCAAGTGAAAAAAGACAACAAGAACATGTAAACTCTAGGCAGTTTCATATTAAATTTAATGGAACTGCAGAGACATGCCCATACCAAACGGGAGACCTATATGATGGTAGAACCATTGTAGCAATTGGATTCAATTCCACTTTGTACGGACACTCCTATCATCTGATTGTGGAAAGAGATAGAACACACCTAAGAACTAAGTTTGTATTTGATGAAAAACATGATATAAAATTTTGTAAACCTGTAGAGAAAATGGTTAAAGCTCCTGCTGAAGTAGACATTCAGAAACTATTAGCAAAGGCAGGGGAC